TGGATAAAGAGATACCAGGAGATGACATCATCAGAGAAGATACAGTTCAAGAGGAAGATGTCAAAGACCAGGATATACAAGAAGAAATAGTAGAACCTATTGAGCTTACTGAAGAAGAGGTAGCTGTAGAAGTTGCTGAAGTAGAAGAAGTAATAGAAGATATTGTTATAGAAGAAGTTACTACTGAAGAAGTTATAGAAGTAATAGAACAAGTCAATGACATAGGAGTACAAAACTTAGACCAAGCTACTGAAGAAGTACAAGAGGTAGTACAAGCTGTTGTTGAGGAAGCAATAGAAAATGTAGAAGATTTATCTGAAGAGCAAGTCGCAGTCGTGGCAGAAGTATTACAAGTAGAAGAAGAAGATGTTGAAATTATCGCAGAAGCAGTCAAAGAAGATGAAGTAGTAGCTGAAGCAGTAGAAGAGTATGTAGAGAGAGCTGTGGAGAATGCAGATGTAGAGAACTACACACTTGCTGATGTTGTAACAGAAGTACAGTATGAAAACTTTTTAGAAAATCCAATAGAAACATTTGTAGATTTAGATTTTGAAGGTATAACTATTAGCAATATAGGAGATGATATGACACAAGACCAAAAAGAAAAAGCACAAGAAGTGGTAGTGCCAGTTATTTTGACTAGAATAGCTACTATGGCAGCTTTTGTATTTAGGAGAAGTCTATGATAAAGAAGTTATGGACCTGGTTCATAGCAGCAATAAAAGAAACATTAAACCTTAGTTGGACTTTGGTTGGTTTAGTTATTGCTACGCTTACACTAACTGGTTCTGCACAGCAAATCACAGGAGTTGCGACTATAATTACATTAGCAGTATGGTTACTTACAATAGGATTTAGAGATTAATGTGTATGGTAACTAAGAAAGAAGATGGTTCTTTCGTACAAATATGCAACTGTAAGAATGGAAGTTCTTGTTGCAAGGAAGGTGGATTAGATGAAACTAACAGTAGTTAGAACACAATTTGGAACAGATGCAACCAATGGGTTGCTATTTATAGATGGTATTTTTGAGTGTTATACACTTGAGGACCAATATCAAGCAGTAAAAGTTATGCACGAAACATGCATACCTGAAGGGACTTATGATATTAAATTCAGAAAAACTGGAGGTTTTCACTCCAAGTACAGTGAGCGCTATAAAAATGCCCATTATGGGATGCTTCATGTACAGGATGTACCTAACTTTACTTATATTCTCATACACACTGGTAACACCGATGAGCATACCAGTGGTTGTTTGATTGTAGGGGAAACTCAACAAGACTTAGAAATCTCTAAGGATGGTTTTATTGGCAGCAGCACAGTGGCTTACAAGAAGATGTATGCTAAAGTTGCAGGTCAACTTCTTCAAGGTAAACCTGTAAGTATTGAATATACAACTATTAACAACTTGTTTAAACAAGGTGATGAGGATAATAAATCAAAAGACCACACAGTTTTGGCTACCACAGTTTATGATAAATTGCAGGAAATAAATGGAAATGTTTTAACAATTAAATCAAAACTTAGTGGAAAGGTAATACAATAATGTCAGATTTATTCGAAAAGAATAATAGAAGAAGAAACCAAGAGGGTAAGTTCAAGAAGGACTTATGGTGGACTCCTTGGAATGAAGCATGGAGTTACAAAATGAGTGATGACCTTAAAGATATGTTAGAGCGCACAGCTTGGACATTTATTGAGGCGTTCATTGGCGCTTTGACAGTTGCACCTTTAGTAGGTGTAGAGGCTGAAACACTACAACTTGCAGCATTAGCAGGTGGTGGTGCAGCATTAGCTGTTATAAAGACATACGCTAAAAAACAAATTACTAAGTAAATACCTTAGTTGTCGTACATCTAGTGTAAAATAGGTGTTGACACATAAGGAGGTATTGTGCCTAAGAAGAAACCAATTCCTGCAGAAAATAGTAATAATTTTTTTAAAGCAGGTTGGAAACCTACTATGGATTTCGACCATACCACTGGTACAGGTGAGATAACACATGTAGGAACAGACCCCAACTACGCATCTAAAACAGATGAGATATTAAAAGAGTGGGGATTTGACCCTAAATTGTATGAAATAGATGGAATCCTTAAGGTTTCTTCTTGGAACACACAATTAAAAGGTGGCATCGTTGAAACTTTCTTTGCATTTAAGGGAAGTGTACGCAGAAAATCTGCAAACAGAGATAAATATTATCAGTCATTGTTTAAACAAGCAGCAAAGAAGCCACCATTAAAGGACCATGGACTATTCAAGGGTGACACAGCCTTCTTCTTTTTTCTTTCAGATTGGCAACTCGGCAAGGATGATTATGGAGTTGAGAATACAATAAAAAGATTTGATGTTGCATTACAAGATGGTGTGCAACTACTTAAGAATCACAGAAAAACTGGGTTTAAAATAGATGAGATTTACTTAATAGGAATGGGTGACCTCACAGAAAACTGTACAAAATTCTTTTACGACAGCCAACCACACAATGTTTCTCTCAACCTCTTGGAACAATATAGCCTTGCTAGAGCTATGATATTTAAAGCAGTAGAGACATTTTTACCTTATGCAGATAAAATTATTTTGTCAGGTGTGCCAGGAAACCATGGCGAAATGACTAGAAGTTCTAAAGGTCAGGTTCTTACAAGTCGCTTAGACAACTCAGATACAATGCATTTACAGATAATGGATGAAATATTCCAGGCAAATCCTGAAAGATATAAAAAAGTAAAGGTAATTATTCCTGAAGGATACCACTTAACATTAGATGTCAAGGGTCAAACTATGGCATTTACTCATGGTCACATGACAAATGGGTCAGGTAACGCAGAAAATAAAATAGAACAATGGTGGAAAGGTCAGATGTATGGATGGTTACCAGTAGGTCAGGCTTCTATACTAGTAACTGCTCACTATCACCATTTTCGTGCTAAAACTCAAGGAGACAGGCATTGGTTTCAATGCCCATCTCTTGATAAAAGTATTGATTTCACACAGAGAACTGGGTTATGGTCGCATCCTGGTGTATTAACATTACTTGTTAATGACCGAGGACCAAGCTATCCAGTCATTGTTTAAACAGAGGGCAAAACCTTATATAATTTAGGCTTTCCATCAACATCCTTCTCAGGGTAGTGTCCTTCTTCTGTTCTTGGGTCTATCCATAATTCTGATATTTTCTCAGCACTAAACCACTTTGGTTCTGAATTTGGATGCTTGAAATAAAACAAACCAACTTTAACTTTGTCATATCTTCTAGCTCTGTACTGCATCTCCATCAGCTTGTGATAGTCTGATTCTTTTAATTTAAGTGTCCCTTTTACCTCAACTAAATAGATAAATCCATTCTTTACAACTGCGTAATCAGGTATGAGTAATACCTTTGTAACATACCAAAACAAATCAAGTTTGTTCTCTTTAGGGTCTGTTCCAATCTTTAACCAGTCCTTAAACTCAACAAGGTTCGCAGCTTTTAAATAGTTCTGCATAGCCTCATCAGCCATATCAGGAACTGATTGTCTATCATCATAGCTATCTGTATATTTCAAAATATATCTCCTTGTTCGTATCTTTTTCTTTCTTCAGGAGTGGTAATGATTGCGTGACATCCTTTTTGGTCAACAGAGAAAGGGGTATCTCCTACTTGTTTAAACAGGAAGGCACACCTTTCATTACCATCCGAGTCCAAATAAACATCTCTTACATCTTTTTTAGTGCAAGGTTTGTTTCCTTCGACAACTTTACATTTTCTATCTAATGGTGGTTTCTTACTAAAGTCATAATCAGGATAGATTTTTTGTAATTTTTCTATCAGTTTATTGATATTGTAAGAACCACCAGCAGGTTCTAAAGCCATTCTTTCGGAACTAGCTTTTCAGAGTTGCTACTATTTATGTAACCTCCCCAGCCACATCCATTGTTTTGTCCAAAATTACTACAAGCAAAGTCAGGAATACCTTTAAACTTTTCATCTTGTGCTTTCTTAGCTCTATTGTCCTCAATCCAGTCAGGTGAATTACAAGAAGGGCAGTTCTTAGTAATATCTTTTATATCACCAAATATCTCTTCGACTGCTTGTCTTGATTCCTTCATTTCTTGAGGCTCATTTTGTAACTCAAAGAACGCATCCATATAAGTATCAAAATCTTCATCAGTCCAAGTTGCTAAATCCTTGTTATCGACTGCTTTCCAAGCTGCGTTTTTATATGTCTCTCTAAGCGAAGCATCTTTTTCGTGAAACTCAGTAGCCTCTTTTAATTTTTGTTGCCACTCATGTGAGGCTTGATTTTCTTTTGCTTTAGATGGTGATTTTTTTGGAGGTGATTGAACTGGTGAATCATCAACAAAGAAGTCATCTGTTCCACTCCATAGCTCAACACCTAAACCAAATCTCATACAAGCTCTTTTGAATGCATCTGATTCAGCAAGTTTCATACACTCACCTTTGGTTGCTCTTTGTAATGCACTGTTCTCTACATCACCAGCACCTTGAAATGTTCCAAGTCCTTCCACTTGTATAGTTCCAATGCCACCAATTACTAATCCATCAATAATCGTTGGCTCAAACTTCCATGAGTATTTAACCTTACAATCTCTAAGTCTTTCAACATAGACTGCATGATTAACAAATTTCCCAAACTTACCTTTGGGTGGGTCTTGCACAACTTCTTTAGGGAATGGCGCAAGTAATTGTTCCCTTACCTTTTCTTCCATGTGTTACCTACTTTCTATTATTTTGTATACTCTTTGTCTGCTCAACTCAAGTGCATCACTAATTTCTTTGACTGAAATGCCATTGTTTAAACAAGCAAGAATAGTATTTAGTCTTACTGTTTTAAGTCTGTCTATATCACTGTTTGCTCTTGCAAGTTGCGAATTAATTAATTTGAGTTCGTTCAAACTGCTCATCTTTCTCAGCTCTCCATTCTCTATACATCTCTACAAGTCCCTCTACTAATACATACATTAGTATTCCAAACATAAACATTATGATTAGTCCCTGTACGCTAAACATTTTCCTCCTTTATTTCTAAAACTTTATGTCCTGATATTTGGTCAATGTAACCTTTCCAAAAGTTAATTGCCCAGTCAACATTTCTAAATGAGTATGAATCTTTTTGTGTAAATTCAACTCTGATATTTAGAATATGCTTATTGCTCTTCGGCTGTGGCATCTTCCTTTATTCTTTCTTCGTTAGCTTGTTGCATATTAAAGTTATAATCTACAACAAACTGTTCGATTAGACTATCTACCTTTACAATATTGTGTCTGTTAAGTTTAATACTTGTCTGTGTCACTTCTTGTCCACCACAAGCATTGGCTAAATTAATTGCCCACTTCTTCAAGTGTTTTGTTTCACTAAATATATTTGGCTTACTCATCTGCTATCACAAAATTAACATCAACATTGTCATCGATGATTTGTACCTTTGTATTGTATCCAGCACCACTTACTGTAAAGTGTTGCAAGATTGTAGCTTGTGATAAGTCGCTAGTCTGTTTCTTGACTGCACCATCTATATTGTTTGCCATTGTCCATAAGACACCTTTGGCTGTATTATTTTTGTAGTCGTACTTTCTACAAATGGATATTATATCCATGATTCCTCCCTTATATCTATTGGTTACTTGTCTGCTGTTTGTAGCTCTTCAATCTTTACGATGAAGTAGTTACTTCCAGTATCCTTAATCTCTGTTCTCTTTGCTGAGGCTTCCTCATAGGTATCAAACTCCCATGTCATAACACTCGCATCGAAAATCGAAAGACTCGTTACTAAGTATTTCATACCACCATGTTAATAGCTATTTAATATTAAACAAGTAATTACATAAGTTTTTACTGCTTGTTTAAACAACTACCTCTTTCATCCATATCTTTTCTTGCCACCATTTGCTACACCATCACCAGTAGGTCGTTTCAAACCACGATACTTTCCACCTTTTTTAGATTTCATAGCTCTTCTCATAGCTCTATTCACTTTTACCATCCCAATAGGATTTCTTACCTGTCATTATGTCCTCTCTGTAAAACTTCTTATATTCATATCTAAGAATAATTTTACGATTGAACAACTTGAACAAGGTAAAGTGTCTGTGTCCTGATTCTGTCGTTCTAGGCATAGTCATCACCCTCATCTCTCTTCTTAAATAGTCTGTCCATCAACTGTGATTTCATAAACTCTTCTGTTTCTTTTTCTTGTCGTTGTCTGAGTCGTTCTCTCTCAACTCTGTATTCACTGTATGTGATAAAGAGTAAAGAGATTGTTAAACCCATAATAAGTCCCAATACAAATAACATTATGTCATCCATAGTTTTACCTCCTATACTTCGTTGTCTGTGCTACCTACTTCATTTAATTTTTTAAGCAAAAATATAAAAGCTCTACTTAAAGTTTTAAATGAGTGTATTCTGTCATAAGCTATGCTCATGCCATCTTCTTCCCATTCAAGTAATTTTTCTTGTGCCTCTTCAATAGTTTTATAACGATTGAAACTAACACTATTACCCTCATAAGATTCAAGTATATGTATCATCATGTTCCTTTCTATCTGTTTAAACAAGCACCAAGATATGAAGTAGTCAACTTAAGTTAAGTAGCTAATCGTAATCAGTTTCCTGATTGGATAACATTGTTATATTGAGTCGAAGTTTGAGGGATGTATCAACATGGTATTGTTGTAAGTTGTTTCTAGCTAGTCATCTCTTACTCCTCACAAGTGAGAAAGCATGTGCAAACTCCTCATATCGAATATAACTTTAGTCATCTAACCTGTCATTGACTACCTCATACCTTGGTAGCTCTCGGTTAAGTAGTACTATTGTGTTTCAAGTTCCCTTTGCAAGGGCTAATACCTAGAATTATTTTAATATACTAAGAACTAGCGTAACCATTCTAGGATAGTCGGTGAGTACACACTCATGCTGTTCTTAGCCTCTCATCAACATCACTCAGTTACTTCAAGTTGTAACCTCGCTAAGAAAACCTCATAATGCTTGAACATTAATCGTTTTCCCATAGTTATCTACTTAACCGACAACTACCTGTTTAAACAAGGGATGGTGCGAGGCATCACACCATCCAATGTTTTCCTGCTGGGATATTATGGTCTTGCCATAATTACCACCTCACTTTCTACTTAAGTCATACAAGTAGTAGTGAGTTAAATTATGTTAGTGCGTATTTGCTTGTTCTACTGAACTTTGCACCTTCACACTCTTGGGATAGTACAAAAGAATCCCATTCCTTTGTAGCTTTATCCCCATCAACACTTCCGATTTCTTTTGCCTTAGCCATAGCTTTGGTCAAGCCATCGAATGCGCTTGGATGAATAAGAACTTTTCTGTCCTCATCACCATCAAGGTTTACCTCAAGCCATACACTGTATTCATTTACTGTGTAGGTTGCACCTTTTTTAATTTCATCTAGTTGTGGCATACTGCCTCCTTACTATTCTAGTAATTTACCTTGTTGTAATTACCATAATGCTACCTGTTTAAACAAGTAGCACTAGCTAACTACAATTTGTCTATTTTAATATCAGATGGGGTTGCACCATCACTATCAGTTACCAATACAATATCTTTGCCATCATAATCAATTATGTTTATGTGACTCTCATGCTTTCTTATGGTTTCTAATACATCTGATAAAGCATCATCTGTAGCGTTTGTATCATGCGCAACAAGTAAAGTAATTTTTTCGACTTTACAATATCTTGCATAATCTCTATGATTTAACACTAGCTCTCTAGTATCTTTGCTCATTTCTTTGCCTCCTCAATTAGTTTTTTCCAATAGTCATCTGATTCAGTGTCAATGAACCAGTCACCATTTTGAACGAACTCTTCGTATTCTTCTTCGTTTTCGAATACTCCATAAGCCATTCTGCCTCCTTCTGTTTGCTATATAGATAGCTTGTAACACACTGGCATAACTTTAATCTTGACTGCAAAGCAGACATAACCAATGTGCTACAAGCTACCTACTGTAAGTGAACTACACTGGAACTAATCTGTTTATAGTAGTTTTTTCTATCTAGCTAACATTTCTGCACTAGACTTCCAACCTTTGTAACTTACATAGATAGCTTGAAAGATACTAGGAACGAGGTCTGCAATTAGTTGTTTCGTTCTTATCCAGTTATGAACTGGCTACCTTGCTAATATCCTTCAAGCTACCATCACCGATACAACAAGGGCAATATATTATACTCAGTGATAGATAGCTTAGAAGTGGCTGTTTAAACAACCACTTCTATAATTTTAGAATGGAACATAGTCCTCATCCTCACTGAAAACATTATCTGCCTCATCTTTTACTTCTTTGGGTGGGTTGAACATGTCATCCCATTCATCCTTAGTAAGTAAAGTCATAGCCTCTGATATTGTTATGAAGTGTTTGTCCTTTGGGTTTCCACAATCTGCATCATCGAAACTTGAACCAAAGTTTTGCTTTGCTGTAACACTGGCGTTTTTCATGCGAATATCTCTGAAGAACAATGTCTTGTCCTCAATGTCATCAACATGCAACACCTCAATATTGTCACTGTATTTAGTTTCGATATTGATTCCGATATGCGCTTGAAGTTTCTTGAACTTAACAAGAACATCATCTTGTGATTCAGCATCCACAATATGCACCTCTGTAAAGTGAGAGAATAAGCACTTTGCTAATACTATGTATTTTTCCATTATGCCTCCTTAAATAGTGATACTATAAGTATCTTTGACTACTCATTGTTTAAACAAGTAGTCTAAGATAATTACTGATAATCTGCTCGTAACCTCTCAGGAAGCTCAACAACTGTCGAACTACCACAAGCTGGGCATCTGAAGTTATCACCAACTTTTTTGTATTGGGCGTATGATACTCTAACTATCAATCCCCATCCTTGCGCAACACTTCTGTCGCTAGAACCTATACAAGCCTCTGCACCAGTACATCGCACTGCAACTGAGGTTGAACCAGCACCTTCTGATTCCTTCATCTTGGCGTGAGGTAAATAACCTAACTCTTTGATAAAGTCTTGAATCATAAGGGTGAATCGTGGTCCAGCAACTGTCGCTGTTGGTTTGCCTTCAGCACCTAAGTAATTTTTGATTACTCTTGAGAATTTTGGTCCATGCTTTGCATCAGATGGTAAGACTGCGTGTGTAACTTCGTGGGCTACAACTTGGGCTGTCTCGATACATTCTGCTAGGTTACTTGCACCTAATGTAGGTTTGATAAAGATTTCTCTGAATCCACCTTGTGAAGAATTCTCGTAGTGACATACTCCAATAGCATTACCATTACCTTTTGGCATAAATCCAATCGATAATCTGATTTGCTCTCTCGGAACAACTGGCACGAACTCAAGCGAAATTTTATCGTAAATAAAATCTGCTATTTTGTTTAACCAATCTTCTCGGTTACCTTCGAATATTTTATCCATTTTTTGCCTCCTAATTATTGTGTTGTGATAACCATACTATAGTTAACAACTGTTGTCAACTATTTATAATTACCTATCTACTCACTGTTTAAACAATGAGTAGTTAGCTAATTAGTTATGATTTATGTATGAGGGTGAAACTCTATATTTTCTGCCTTCGAATTCACCAGTCAATACAACTCCAATAGTTTTTGTATTTACTTTTTCTACGATTGCTGGATATAGTTTTCCACTTTTGAAAGTAACAACAACTTGGTCACCTTTTTTATAATTGGTGATTTCTGCTTTTGTATTTTCATCCCATTTCTTTTTCATAGCTTTCCATACTTCTCTTAAATCATCGTTATTATCAATTAATTCAATCGATGCTTTCGCTATGATTACATTATCATTTTCCATTTTTGCCTCCTATAATCTTGGTAATTATTTAATTACCTTTGAGGATGCTTGTTTAAACATCCTCTAAGCTAATTAAATGTTTTTGCAATAATCCCAGTCTGATTCAATCTTTTGTTGTTTTCTTACTGAAGTTATTACTCTGTTTAGAGTGTGAAAGTTAGAATCTTCCAATGCTAATTGACAAATATCTAAAATATCTGCGCCATCCCATTCGAAATTATTAGAAATAAAATCGGCTAGTAACCTTTTCTTTTTCTCTTTAAATTCTTTTTCCTCTTTCTCTAAAACTAATTCTTTCTCAGTCTTAGGAATTTGAAATTCCTCATTAAGTTGATTTACAACTTCGCTAAGTTTTGCCATTTTTTTTGCCTCCTCTTTTTTATAAATAGCTTGATGCATACAATGGGGCTAATGTTATAGGTTTACCACACCTAAACTTGATTGGTAGCTAATTCCAACCAGCGCTTATATACATCAAGCTACCTACTAAAAGGGGGCTAAATGAATTATGCGCACCTCTCTCAATGTGACTCTTGCGTAAACTTGGCTCAATATCGTGGAACATTTTAGATGTTAGGTTGATACTATCGCTGTAACTTTTTACCTATTTTCTTGAGTTTCGTTAGCTTGAATTTTTCGCTGGTGAGGTTGTTTTATGTGTTACCACCAATCTCATTTCTGAGAGAGTGTAAGCCCTTATGTTTTGGGGGCGTTTCTTTGTCCACTCTTGAAAATCATTTTGGTTTTGCCATTTCGGTCTAATTTCCCCTTGTGATTTCGTACTTGACTCGCTCACTTTCTTGAGGCTATTTTTTGAGAGTCTCAAGACCTCTCTATTGTGTTTTGAATCTCTTGAGAATCTTTGTCTTTCTCAGTCTTGATTCAGTATTAACTATACTACGATTATTTTATTTGTCAACTACTATTGAAAATAATTTAAAAAAAATATTCAATGTTTATGGGGGTTTTTCAGGGGGTCAAAAAAAATATTTATTTACTAGAAAAATCTTGTCAATTTTGGGGGGTGAAGATGGTTGGAATAATTTTAGCTGGGGGTTAGTCAACTTAACCTTTCTTTGTTTCTGTTTAATTTACTAGTATATGTTTTCTAGAAGTTGTTATTTTATTACCAAAGTTTACCAATATTAGGTTATTTCTATGACATACAAGATGTTGTGTATAGGTGTAGATAAACAATATATAGTAGGGTAGGGGTTAAATGTGACACGCCACTTATGTATATGTGTGTCCTCTAAATATATGCTGTTAACTCTAAGTTAGCCCACCTGTTTATATCTTATTTATTGTTACTGGATTAAGTATTTTCACAAGTAAAGGACTATGTGAATTATATTTCACAATGTCTTAAGTTTGTGATATTAGTACAACTTACCCTGTGTCATCCCTCCCAACCGATAACAAATCTGTTTATGACTTATTTAAATATTATGAAGTAATAGCCTTTAACGCTAGTTACCATGGTCAGGCAAGTCCACTTATTGAAGTTTTTATCTGATAGATTCTTTCTAAGTGCCTGGAGTCTATCGTGTTTGTTTTTCTACTATACCATAAAAATATTTTATGTGGGGATTTTCAAGTGACTTATTAAGGAGGCAAAATAAGTATTAAAAATCCCTATATAAGTCTAGTATGTGCTATAGTGGATTAGATGGTTTTCATAACCCTTTATTCATTAAAGACATGATTGCCCTTTCTATTGTGTATGCGTGAGGGTGTGCCAGGCAACTGATGCACCCAATCGTATTATAAAAATAACCTCAGACAAAAAAATTTTTTTTTACGCCACAATATTTATTTATATATATACTGGTATTACTTAGGGTGGTCCTAAGTATCGTATAGGGGTATACGATTAGAAAAAAGAAAGAATGCTTATCATATAGGACATTTGTGATTCTGTAAGATGTAAGTGTATTTCGTTTTTTTTCATAAACAGTTTGGACACTGTATACAAACAGAACTCCACTTCGGTGGAGTTTTGTGTTATAGTGATGATTATGAAAATGTATAAAAACAAAAAGAAAAAATCTAAAGGCAAAGGCAAAAAGAAACTAGGTTACTAATGCCTTATAAAGATTATTCAGCAAAACAAAAGAAACTAGCTGCTGTAGCACCACCTTTTAAAAAGATTACTGCTGCAGATTTTAAAAAGCTAAGAGATGGCAAACGCAGACCAAAAAAAACATAATGGATGCTTTTATAGTATTTCTTATGTTTGTTCTTGTAAATGCGTGGGCATGGATTTTGATTAAGAAAGATAAAATATAATGGCAACATATCAAGGTAAAACAGTCACGCTTAATAAGCCTTCTAGGATAACTAAAGGTGAACCTGGTTATGGTAGAAAAAAATCTAAAGTCTATGTAAAAAATAAAAGTGGCAAAGTCATCAAAGTAATGTTTGGAGACCCTAACATGGAAATTAGAAAGGATAATCCTGAAGCAAGAAAATCTTTTAGAGCTAGACATAAATGCGATACAGCAACAGACAAGACTACACCTAGGTATTGGTCTTGCAAAGCGTGGTAAACTATGAAAATAAAAGGCGTAGATGTTTCTAAATTAACAAAGAGACAACAAGATGCGATGAAGAAACACTCAAAGCATCACACAAAAAAACACATGCAGTACATGTACAACTCTATGGTAAGAGGTAACTCTTTCAGTAAAGCACATGTCAATGCACAGAAGAATGTAGGTAGATAATGGCTATACCAGCATCGGCACAAAAATCATTAAGAGAAAAAGCTAAAAAATCAAAATACACTTATGGACAACTTGCACAAGTGTACAGAAGAGGACAAGGTGCTTATGTATCTTCAGGTTCTCGTAATGTATCTATGGCAGCTTGGGCTATGGGTAGAGTAAACAGTTTTATAAGAGGTGGACACTCACAAGATAACGACATAAAGAAGAAAAAATAATGGCACAGGTTAGTTGGATGTGGGGTGGCAAAAGACATTATGGAACTCTTATTAGAGAAACTAAAACACATAAGTTTGCTAGGACCAAAAATGGGAAAATTAAAAAAATCAAAAAATGATAAATCTAAAAAAGAGTATGCAGGTAATCCTAATTGGGCAGGAGATGATTGATGAGTAGAAGAACACAACCTTATAGATATGGTGTACCTGCAAAGTATTTATCAGGTATGTCTGATGCAGAAGCAAAGAAGAGAGCAGCCGAAATAAAAAGAACACAGAAAGCGTATAGAGCAGGTAAAAAAGTAAATATTGCTGCTGTATCTAAATCAAGAGCAAAGAGTGGAAGAAGAAACAAGATTACTTGAAAGTTGGATGCCCTCGTTGTGGGGAACATTTAGTTTACAATAATGACAAGCAGAAAATGGCTTGTTTAAACAAGGAGTGTGAACACTACAGAAAATGAGTAAAGCAAAAGTTTGTTTCGCAAAGGGATGTCATAATTTACTAAAACCTCCTAAAAGAAAATATTGTTCAACTAAATGTTCTAAATCTACACATAATGCAATAGCTTATGCTAAGAAGAATGGTGCAGTGTATGAACCTGAACACGATGGTAAACCAGTAGCAGAACCTAATGTGCAAAAAAGAAGAGGTGAAGTTTATCAAAAATTAAAAGAACAAGACCTTGGACCAAAAATATTAAAAGGTGATTTAAGTAAACAAGATGCAGCAAAATTATTAGATTGTACAAAAGCTGCACTTAGTTATGCATACGCTGCTTGGGTAGAAGATATTGAAACAGAAGAATCTGCAAGAAACTGGAAACTAAAAGTAGAAGCAGAAAGGTCACTAAGAGATTTTAAAAATTTTAGAGATAGATACTTTGAAACAGAACAAGGTATTCCTTACGAAACACCTGAGTTTCACATAAGGTGGATTGAGTCTATTTTAAATGCTATAGACAATGGTGGACAGCAGATGATACTATCTCCACCACGACATGGCAAGACAGACTTACTAATTCATTTTGCAGTATGGTTGATTATCAAAAATCCAAATGTTAGGATTTTATGGGTAGGAGGTAATGAAGAGATTGCCAAGAACGCAGTATCTTCTGTAATTGACCAACTAGATAATAATGAGAAACTAATTGAAGAACTCTGTCCTCCTGGAAAAACTTTTAAGCCAACATCTCGAACTGGCAAAGCGTGGTCGCAGAATGGGTTTACTGTTGGCACTCGTACTGTTACTGGGATTAAGTCACCTACCATGGTTGGTATCGGTCGTGGAGGTAAAATCTTATCAAGAGATTGTGACATCATTATCGCAGATGACTTGGAAGACCACTCATCAACTATGCAACCAGCTTCAAGAGAAAACACAAGAAACTGGTGGACCACAACACTGTCAAGTCGTAAAGAAGAACACACAGCCATAATCGTTATTGGTTCTAGGCAACACTATGATGACTTGTATCATCACTTGTTAGACAATGAATCCTGGTCAACCTTAGTAGAAGAAGCACACGATACTAGCTGTAATAAACCTGATTGGTCAGATGATGAGCATGTTGAATGTATGTTGTGGTCAGGTAAAAGAACCTACAAGTGGCTAATGGATAGAAAGAGAGCTGCAGAAACTACAGGTGGTAGAGCTATCTTTGAAATGGTTTATCTAAATGTTGCAATACCTGATGGATTATCTTTGTTTAGCAGAGAAGAAATAGAAGCATGTAGAGACCAAAAAAGAGATATTGGACATGTGCCACAAGGTGTAAGACTTATTGCAGGATTAGACCCTGCATCTACTGGATATCAGGCAGCAGTTTTGTGGGGATATGATGTGGAAACACAAAAACTATATCTTATAGATTTGAATAACAATCTAGGTGGAGGTATCCCACAAGCATTAGAATTAATAAAAGATTGGTGGAATAAATACAACTTGTCACATTGGGTTATTGAAGAAAATGGTTTTCAAAAAGCAATAAGACAGGATGAATCAATACGCAAGTTTGCATCAAGTCATGGTATATTTTTAGAGGGACATGAAACAAGGTCACAAAAGTTTGACCCAATATTTGGTGTTACAGCTATGAGACCTATGTTCCAAGAAGAAAATATTAATTTACCATATCTTGGATATGAAGCCCAAGAAAAGGTAAACTTATATACAAGTCAGTTAGTGTATTTCAGTTCTGCAAGAAACAGAAGTAAAACTGTAGGCACTAAGACTGACATAGTTATGGCTAGTTGGTTTCCAATGAGAGCCATAAGAAGAATGCAAAAAGAAAGATTTGCAGAGTTAGGATATGATTATAGTCCTAGCTTTACTGGGTATGAACCTAGTAGTATGGATGTAGATAATTGGAGTTAAATGCCTTTAGATAGCGATAAGTTGTACGAGAAGATAGATTACCTAAGAGTTATCAATAGAGAACAAATGATTGATAGGTCTAGAATTCGTGACATTATGAATGGTGGTGAAGCTGCAGTAAAAGCACTTCTAGGTAATTCAATAAATGTAGAATACCATGAGTTACCAGCACCTAACCTATTTTTAACTGCATTAGAAAGATTTTCACAAAAATTAGGAAGAAGTCCTGATTTAAAAGTTGATATTATAAACGATAAAGATTCCGAAAGAGCAAAGAAAAAATCAGAAAAATTAGAAAGAATTGTGACTTCTTATGACAAGTTTCAAAAGCTACACATGCAATTACCACAAGCTGCAAGATGGTTACCTGGTTATGGTTTTATAGTATGGACCATAGGACACAAAAGAGATAAAGATGGTAACCCATATCCTTATGCTGAACTTCAAGACCCTTTTACTTGTTATCCAGGAGTGTTTGGTAATGACCAACAACCAAAAGAATTAGCAATAATTCGTAGAGTGCCACACACAATATTGGCAGAACAATATCCTGAAGCTAAACAATACATATTTCAAAAAGAAGAAAATGATGATGGTTTTCAAAATCCTTATTCTGCACTTATGGATAGTACAGACAGAGCAGGTGCTTGGGCTAACTCAAGTGGTCATGGCAAAGTAGTTGTTGAATATAGAGATGCAGAAGGTACTTATGTATTTTTACCTGAAAACAAAAAGATTATTGACTTTATGCCAAATATGCTTAAGTCAGGACCTTGTTTTGTTGTAGCTAAAAGATATGCGTTTGACCAAATGCAATCACAGTTTCAACACATTACAGGTCTTATGGCAAACATGGCAAAAATTAACATACTTGGAACTATTGCTATGGAAGATGCAGTATTTACAGAAACAAACATTGTTGGTGAAATAGAGTCAGGCAAATATAGAAAAGGTAGATTTGCAGTTAACTATTTAACACCAGGTTCATCTGTATCTAAACCAGTCAATAACTTACCTTATCAATTATTTCAACAAGTAGATAGATTAGAAAGACATCTTAGATTAGGTGCTGCATATCCAGTATCTGATGATGGTCAATCACCAAATGCATTTGTAACTGGTAGAGGACTAGAAGAACTAGGACAATCTGCATCACTGCATGTTAGAGAATATCAAACAGTTCTTAAAGAAGCATTAGAACAAATAGATGCTAAAAGACTTGAATACGATGAAATAATGTTTACATCTACAAGAAAACCTATTGCTGGTATGCATAAAGGAACAGCATACAAAGAGTCTTACACACCATCATCTGATATATCAGAAGTTTACGAAACAAGAAGAGTGTATGGAGTAATGGCTGGTTTTGATGAGCCACAAAAGATAATTACAGGGTTGCAATTAAAACAACAAGGCATTATTGATACACAGACATTACAAGAAAACATGGATGGATTAGATAACATTACTAAAATACAAAATCGTATATCTGCAGAAAGAGCAGAGACAGTATTGTTTGAAAGTCTTATGGCACAAGCTGCACAGGGTAATCCTAAAGCAACTATGGCTGCAATAGACATTAGAAAGAACCCTCAAAAGATGTCAGATATTTTAGATAAATATTATACTCCTGAAGGTGAGGAAGTTTCTGAAGAAGAAGAACAACTTATGGCTGGACCACAACAACCGGCAGGACCTCAAGGACCTCCTCCAGGATTAGCACAAGTATTACAACAAGTAGCACAGCAAGGAGGATAATGTCTGAATTTGACCCAATGCAAGAAACAAACGAAAAGTTTTATGACATTATAAATCAGGATGATTGGAACTTTGATTTTGGAAAAGAGTTTCAAATACAAGATGCAGAAATGGAAGAGTTTACTCCTCCTGTTATGCAGTATTGGTTGCCAACACCAATAGCTGGTGTACACCTAAGAATAGATTTTGTTATAGAAGATGGCAGACCTGAAAACGATGAAGTTTTAAATTTTTTAAATAACTTAAGTAGATTCTTAGAAGAGAACGAAGGTGAACAATGGTAAGAAAACCAGCAACTTTAAAAATGGCACAAGAAGCTACAGATGCAAAAGACCCAGCTTTTCAAGATTTATATATACCTAGGAAAGAAGGAGATTCTACAGGTTCATCAAAATTAGTAAATACTTTAGCTGGAGGACTGGAAGGTGAATCTACAGAGATTGTAGAAGCAGAAACAGGACCATTAGGAGTTAGCGCTGTAAATCCTATAGCTTTAGGTTCAGCAACAAGAAATCCTGCAGAACCAAATACTGCTGGTATATCACAAGGTGCTGGTCCTGGACCAACAAAACAAAGACCTGCTGGAGATTTAAATGCATATTTAGCAGGACTTATTGAAAGATTTGGAAGAGACCCATTGTTACTAGATTTGTTTGAGCAAAAAAATGCTACACCTATGGTAGAAAACCCAAGACAAAATACTAGATTGACAGATTCGGAAAGCAGATATGCGTAATTATGGTACAAGCATATCATTATATGATTTAGTAGCCGAATCAGCTAATAAAACTAGAGTTTCAATAGATAGTTATAATCAAGGTGCTAAAGACTCTAATCCTGAACTTGCACAAAGAATAGTTAATCTAGCTACAGCATATCCTAATATGCCAAATGAGTTGCTTGTATATGCAGGATTATCAGGACTTGAAGCAGAAGATGATTTAGCTTTACAGTTAGCAAACAGAGTACAAGAAAAAATTGTACAAAAAAATACACAAGATATAGTTACAAATGTTTCTTGGGGTAAAAGAAAGTTTCAACAAGGTATGTTGTTGCTCGATGCAGCATTTCAACCAGTATCTAGGGGATTTAAGTCTGCAGTAGTTGCAGCACAAGAAACAGGTAGGTCAGTTCCTTTGACAGTTGCACAAGCTGCAGTTGGTGGATTAGGAAGTTTAATTACAGGTCAAGCATCTTATAAAGATAGATATACAGCTAATTATTTAGATTCTGTTATTGGTCCTGGAGTTGGTGCTGCTTTTCAAAATGCAAAAGAAAAGTATGGACCTACAGAGTATCAAATGTTTCTTGATGAAAGAAAGAAAGGTAATCCTATAAACTTAGGAACTGGTTTTATACCTAAATCAGTTGACCTAAAACAAACTCAAGTGTATTTAGATGAGATAAGAAGAGGTACACCTACTAACGAAGCTATGTCTAAAGCAAGAGATGTTTATGGTTTACCAATAACTCAGTTATTTGATTTAAGAGAAGATAGATTTAAGTACACAACTAAATCAGGAGAAAAAATAAATATATCTCCTGGTCGTGTCATAGCAGCACAAGTACAAGAACCAGGTGCTATGGGATACAATGTGTTATCAGGAATTATTGATGGTGTTTTTAGATTAGCAGCAGACCCTACTAACTTAGCGTTAGCTTATGGTGCTGGTGTAAAAACAGCTATGAGAGGTATGGTTCAAGCTAACCAACAAGTAAAACTTGCTAAAGATGGTATATCACTTACAACAAAAACACTTGCTAATACTTTTAAACTAGGAGAAAAAGGTAAGAAAGCAAGACTTGCATTTTATGGAAGAACAATAGATGATGTAAGAAAAACAGGTTGGGGGCAAAAGTTTGGACAAGCACTAGCAGACTTAAAAGGTGATGAAGGTATGTCATTCTTAAACGATATACCTGAGTTTAAAAATATACATCCATCATTTAAAGAAGTAATACTACAAGTAGATAATGCAGATGATGTATGGAACATACTAGAAATGGTTGCTAAAGGTGGTAATTTAACTCAAAAAAACTTTGATGATGTTTTTACAATGTTAAAAACAAAACTACCTGAAAAGACTGCAGAGCTAGATAGAATAAGAAATCTTACATTAGACAATATAAATTTTGGATTAGATGTGTTACCTGCAAAGCCAACAGTAACTGGTGAATTGTTTAACTATATGGGCAAACTTATGACAGGACAAGCTACAGATGTTGCACCACTTAGAAAACTTACAGGTTCATTATTATCAAGAGATAACTCAGCAAAAAAACTTCTTGGTATGGGAACACAGTTAAGTCAAGCAGTAATTCCTAGACATGTAAGAAGAGCTATGCAACTTAGACCTGAAACAGTTATGGTCATAGGAGATTTAGGGGCTGCAGCAAATAATGCAGATGATATGTTAAAACTGTCATTTGCCGATACAAAAACAAGAGGTGCATTTGTAAGAGAAGTACTAGCAGCAGAAAACCAAGATGAGTTAAATGAAATTACACACAGAATAAATCAAGCAGTAGCAAAATCTGTAGTTAAAGAAAATCCTAAATTAAAAATAGATGTAGAGGATTTGTTAAAACAACAAGAGGCTTATGTAGCTGAACTTGATGAACTTAGGTCTTTCTTTGATAACACTTATGGTAAATCACTTGCTTTTAATGGTGCAAAAGTTAAGAAAAAATTTGACCAACTTATTACTGATGCACAAGCACACTTTGAAGCTACTGGTGTAAAAGTAGATGAAAAAGATTTACAAAGAGTAGTCTTTGAAGCTGTGCCATCTATGCATTTATTAACACAAGCATCTGATTCTTTTACAGCATCTTTATTAGACCCAAGAGATGTAGTAAGAGCTACAAGAGCGCATCAAAGTTTGATAGGACCTGAAGATTCTTTACTAAGAGCATGGGTCAATAAACCTAAAGATTTGTTAAATGAAAAAGATTTTGGCTGGACTGACTTTCTTAAGATACCTAGAAAAGCACTAGTACAGAATGCAAAAGCTAATAAGTTATCTTTGAAGCCAAAAGGACCAATAGATACTATGTTGGATGATTTACAAAACAATATATTAAAACCTGCATGGATGTTTAGATATGCTTTAAAACTTCGTATCGCACCTGAAGAAGCAGCAAGGGCAGCATTTGGTGGTACAGTCAATATCTTTACTACACCATTCAAACGAGCAGCATTACTTAGTAATAAATCATTAGGTTATCTTGGACAACAAGTAAGAGAAAACGAAGTCTTGTCTGCGTACAATAATTTAGGAGAAATAGTATTTTCTTCAAGGATGTCTCCTGATGATGTAACAATGCTTAAAAATCTTATAGATGAAAAATCATTGGATGATTTTAAAGCTATAGATTATCCAAAAATACAAAACTTAATTAAACATAATTTGATAGAAGTAAACTATGCAGGAGAACCTTCAGATTACATTATTGAAGCTGCTTTAAATGGATACAATGTTAAAAACTTAGTTACAGAGGCATTACCTGAAAGTGCATTTAAAACAACTTCAAAAAAAATAAAAGCTACCTCTAAAGGTAACATTGTTGGATATGATGGCAACACTTACGAATCTATGGGTGAGGCATTCTTAAAAGCTGGTGGGTTTAGTGCAGATTTAGATGAAAGACAGTTTTTTGATTTACAAGTAAGAAAACCATCAGATGCAGATGTATTCGTATCTGCTTATAAAAATAAAGAATACAATCTTGGAAACTTAGATGACATAGAATCTAAAGCACAATTAGCAGGGTTAAGTTCTGCTGATTATATCAACACACAATTAGACAACATATTTTTTGATGATGACTCTATAGCTTTACTTTCTAAAAAAGACCATGTACTAGGAACATACATTGACTCAGAAGGTAACTATATGATTGATGTAGCTATAGGACTAAGAGGACAAAATGCAATAGATAACGCAGTGTATTTAGGTGCGCAAAGTTTCCAAGAAGCAGTATTTGTAGCAAATAAAGAACTAGCTACACAAGCAGGTTATGGAAAAGCCATTGATGATTTTGGTATGTTACCTATCTATGAAGCACCTGCAGGAGGTGCAGCCAATATAAATATTGATGCTGTTCTAAACAAAACAACTATGGAAGCTATGTATAAATCAAACTTTGATGCATTGTCACTTAAAGTTGAAGATGTAAAAGGTGCAGCGCAAGGTATGCCTAGTGGTAGTTTGTTTTCAACAGATGAAGCCTATCTAGTATCTCAAAGCGAAACAGCTATAACAAGAGGTCTTTTAGATGGTAGAAAAGATTTATCTGAAAACCTATATGTTATGACAGACAAAAGACAAGCAAATGGTGTTATAAATCCAAGATACTGGGAAGGACTATGGGGGGAAATAGGAGAGATACTTTCCCAAGATTACAATACTGTATTAGTTGCAAACTTTGGTGTTGATGGTGCATTAGATATTTTACAAAGACCAGGAACAGCAAGAGATAGACTAGAAGAGTTTGTTAAAAGAAGTTACAACCCTGAAGATAAAAGATACCTTACAGATAAAGGTGCATTAAGAGAATACTTAGAATCTATTGCTTACAGAATAGGAAAGGCAACTGGTAACCCTACTGCAAAAATATTAGACCCAATTACTGGTAGAGAAATTTCTGCAGAAATAGCAACAAAAGTATTTTATAACAAAGGTAAAAAAACATATCCAAAATTTACAGTTGACTTATCTGTAGGTGCTAACACTAAATTATTTCAATTTATAAAAAATGGTGGTGTTATAGATGGTAAAGACTGGGCTAGATACAAACAACATATCAACACTATGAAGTTCAAAGAAAGAGGACAAGCTAATCAAAAGTTTTATAAAGAGTTCATTAGAGTATTTAAGGATGAAATAGATGCTGCAGATTTAGGACCTAAACAAATACCTAGAAAGTTTGATTTAAATAACAGAGTATCTGAATCAGGAACAATAATTAGTGGTGATGAAATAAGAGCTGCTGGGTTTACAGATGACATAGATTTTGATAACAAATATTCAACATATCAAAAACTTATGGAAAGAGGATATAACAACCTCATATCCAAACCATCGAACAAACTTAACAGAGACCCTTTGTTTAGATATGCATTTTATGAAGGTGCTATAGAAATATTGCCTTATATGACTCAAGAAGCTAAAGATGAGTTTATGAAAGGTGCAAAAGTATGGATTGATGGTAATAAACTGTGGGATGATTTAGCTGCTGCAGCAAAACAACCTGCTTTAGAAAACACAATTACTTCTGTTGCACAAGCAGAAACATTACTTAAACACTCTGCATTACAACAAGTGCAAACACTATTTTATTCTTTATCTAAACGACATGTTGCTTCTGACTTGTTTTCTAAATATATTCCATTCCCTGAGATATGGGCTGAGGTCGCACAGTCTTGGGGTAAGTTGATTGTAGATAATCCACAAAAATTTAACAGAGCAAGAATAGCCATAGATAATGGGCAAGAATCTAAACCTTGGGATAGTGAAAATGGATTCTTTAGTAAAGACCCAAATACAGGAAAACAAGTATTTAACTATGTTGATGTATTTAATGTGTTATCTTTAGGTGCTATTCCAGCATTAGGATATGCAGTAGAAATGTCAGGTGCAAGAGATGTACTATCAGATAAAATTACTTCACCATATCAATCAACAGTGTTTGGTCAAGATTTAACAGACCAAGGAATCAGAGCAACTGCACCTGGTTTTGCTACAGGTCTTAACTTAGTTGCACAAAATGGTTTTGCACCAGGTTTTGGACCAGTAGTAACTATTCCAATGAAATTTATTATGAATAAACTAGGAAGTCCTAAGTTACTTAGAAAGACTGTACTTGGTGAGTTTGAAAATGCTGGTGCAGGTTCAATACTTGAACAAGGTCCAGCTTATCTTAAAAAATTCTTTTCTGCTTTAGATTCAGGAGATGAAACAACAAAGCGTGGATATGCAACAACAATGGGAGATATATACACAGCGTATGTATTAGCAGGTTTAGTTGACCAATCAGACCCAATGTCTGTACAAAAATACTTAGACCAGGCAGGAAAACAAGCAAGAAATATTTATATATTCAGAGGATTAGCACAGTTTTCATTACCAACTGCTGTAGTACCAAGAATAGAAGTAGAAGATAAGAATGGTACTTGGTATGGTGTACAAACATTAGTAAATAAATACCAAGAGATACTTATAAAAAATGGTTATGACCATTTTCAAACACAACAAGATTTTATAGAAAAGTTTGGAATAAATCCTATACCTTTGAAACAAGCTAAATCTTATAAGACTGGTAGAAAACCACTCAAAGAAAACTCCTTCTTTTATTGGATAAAACCTGAAAACAAAAAACTATTAGATGCTAACGCTTTACCTAACACAGCATATTACATATTCCCTGACAAGATTGAAGATGAATTATTCTATCCTGCTTACTTTGAGTTAACAAGTGTTGATTTAACACCACAACAAAGAGCTAACTACATGAGACACTCACAGGCAATATTTGAATATGAAAAAGGTAAACAAGATATTAGAGAAGAAAACCTAAGTCCTGGAGAGCAACAAAGAAGATTCTCTCAATTAAAAAATAGCATTGATGATGAATATGGTATTGATATATTTAACTATGCAGGTAAACCTAGAACAGCATCAACTATTGAACTTATGCAGGAATTAAGAAGATGGACTGATTATGAACAAACAGCTAATAGTCCTGAGTGGCAATATATAGAACAGTATTTAGATAGAAGAGATGAAATAATTGATGTATTATTAAAAGGTGGGACATACACTTACAAAGGATTGACTCTAAATATTGTCAAACCCACAAAGAGAGCTAGAACTTTAAATGGTACTAGCGAAGGTCCAGTAAGAGCAAGAGAGATAATGACACAAATTTGGACAGACTTAATAGAAGAAAGTCAAGGCACTAACTTCGCACAATTAGCTAATGAGGTGCTATTCTATGAGATAAGTCCAAATAACAGTGCAAACAGCAGGGATTAATGGAAGAAGATAACGATTTACAAGATTTAGAGGAACTTACTGAGGAAGAATCAGTTACACAACCTAACGAAGTTTCTATTGAAGAACCACCAGTAGTGTTCTCATCTTTGCTTGATGTTATTCAACAAACAATAAATGCACCTTTGTTTTACTTTTCTATATCAGAAAAAACCAGCCCACAATTAAGTGCTGGTGGAGTTTACGCACCAGTTAATCGTATAACAGAGCAAAGGTTCTATACATTAAGTGACATAATGACAGGTAATGTTTATGTAAAACACATACCAAGAGAATTTAATGATAGATTTAAACAACTAGTTATAAACCCACCAGAAGATGCACAAACACAATTAGTGTCATTACTTGATGATGTTAGTAGACATTTGCAAGATAACGATGCAAAACAAACAGTAGAGATTGGTGAAGGAAATACTAAATCATCAATAATTGTAGAGTTTGACAAAGACAGAACTATGGAGGGTAATACTAATTTAGCTACAGCAGGTGCAGAAGCAATTAATGTTATAGATTTTGCAGATTTTGTAGAAAAAATAGATTTTGTACAAATAGAAAAAGATAGAAAAGAAGCCGAGGAAAGAGCAGCAGCAGCAGAGGCTACTGAAGGTGTGCAAGTAGTAGATGCATCAGGTGGTCCTTTAAGAACATCTGCACCAGCATGGGGTTTTAAAACAGACAATCAAGGAATGATTGAAAACAGTAAAGGTGAAATGGTAGAAGCACCTTTCTTCAAGGGTGAAGAATACTCAATGTTTGAATATGAGTTAGAAGCCGATGACATATTTAGACTACAAAAACAAATGGAAGCTGCTGGTATGGATGCACCACCAGTCACAGAGTATGGTCAATGGACATCAAGAGAAGCAAATTTCATGGCACTTATATTTTCAAGAGCTACAGATACTGGTCAATGGGAAATAGATACTGCTAATGGTTTACAAGGATGGGAAACAACACTTAAAGAAGTTTCTGAAAACAATCAGGAACTAGAAGGTTTTATAAAATTATTACAAGATGGTCAGTATGGTAAAGAACCAGTTAATGCTACACCAGCACAGATACAACAAATATTAGATGCAGGTGCAGCCTCATTAGGTATTACTTTAAGTGCTAAAGACTACAGAGATTATGCGTATGTTGCTGTAAATGCTTTTCAAAAAGAAGCAGAGTTATTAGATGAATATAACAAGTCTGCAGTAACTAATAGCGATTTAATAAGAGGTGCAAGTTTTAGAGATGCAAGAAGCATAGGTGAAGGAGAATATGCAAGAGTATTAAAAGGTTCAATACTTCCATTAGTTATACCTTCTTATGAATCTCTTACTGGACAAAAAGGTGTAAGACCTCAATTAGCATCTGCACAAGAAATTGTTACAGAAGAATTAAAAAAGATAAAAGCTAATCAAATACAAGGACAACAAGATTTAACAAACTTAAGATATACAACGAATTTATTTGAACAAGCTATGGGTCAAATAGAGTTTATGAAAGAAACTACATAATGGAAGAAAATTATTCAGCAGAACAAGTTATAGAGGCATTAGCAAGTGTAGGTGTACCACAACAAGTTATAGAGTTGGTTGTGCCTATAGCTGCTTATGAATCAAGAGTAGATGGTGTTCCTTTTGTACACGAAGCTGCTGATAAACTATCACCTTCTTATGGTGTATTTCAAATTAATGTGGACTCAGAACCTGCATTTTACTACCAAGTTATGAAAAATGCTGGATTTAATATAGAAGGTTTATTTACAGAGGAACAGATTAAACAATTAGAAAGCAATATTGTCGGTGAAGATGACACAGATGTAAGAGATTTTAGTGATGATGCACAAGCCAAAGCAAAAACATTTATAGCAAAATCAGATTTAAAAACACAAGCACAACTATTTAAATTAGTTTACGACAATAAAGCTAAAGAATTAGAAACAGATGAACCAATGAAAATACTTTCTAATATGTATGTAATGACAGTGGATAAATTTAATGACAAAGAAAATGAGGATGCACAA